TCAGTCCTCCAGTCCGGGAAACGAAAATGCGGCCGCGATCCGCCGCTCCCACCAGGGCACAAGCCGGGTCTGACAGACCGAGCGGCCCCAATAGGCGTGAATGATCCGGCCCGGCGCAGAGACGATGGCGCAATGCTTGGCAGGCGCGCCCTGCACCATCCGGAACAGCAGGACATCGCCCTCCGCAGCCTTGCCGGCCGGGACTTCAACGAGGACTTCGCGCGCCGCCTCCAGCAAGGCGTCTTCGCCCTTCAGCTCTGCCCAATCGGGCGCATAAGGCGGCACTGGAAGCGGTTCGGCTCCGCAGAGCGCTCTCCAGACGCCACGGAGGAGTCCGAGGCAGTCAGTCCCCACGCCCTTCCGGCTGGCCTGATGCTGATAGGGCGTACCAAGCCATTCGCGCGCCGTATCGACGATATCGGCCCGCCTCATCGCTTGCCGCCGTCATTGCCATTCGCCCCCGGCCCGGCGAGTAGCGCGTCCGGCCCCGGCATGTGCGGGAATCCCCGGAAGTTCGAGACGTTCGAGAACACGTCCCGGCAGGTCTCAAACTGCTTGTCGCAGCTTTGCCCCTCCACCCCGGCCAGTCCGCAACGCGCGTCTCCCAACCGGGCATCGCAGAGGCGCGAATAGGTTCGCCCGACGGGGCGTTCGAGGTCAGCCTTGAGCGACACCAGCTCCGCTTCGAAACCGGTCTCGCGATGAGTGATTTCGCTGAGATAGCCGGTCCAGACGAGCGCCCCGAGAGCCGGGGCCTGCCAGTCGACGCGGTAGACGTGGACGCGAGCCCGATTCCACAGGCCTGCCGCCAGATCGGCCTCAGAGATGGCGTCGGCCGCCAGCGCGCCCGCTCCTGAGGCCCGCCCGGGTTTCAGGCCGCCCGCGAGGTCAAACCGCCCGCCTTCAATAGCCGCGCCCGGCTGATAGGTCTCGTCGCTCCAGACGACAGGCTCATCATGTTCGGTCAGGCAGACAGTCAGACCGTCGGCTCTGGACAGCTTCCAGCACAAGCACGTCGTCAGGACAGATTGCGCAAGGCGGCCCCGGAAGGCCTCATCGATCAGTCGCATGGTCTACCTCAGCGGATTTCGATGATCGGAACACTGACGGCGCGCCCTGCGCCGATCAGCTCATGGGTGATGTCGAGGCGGTCGGTATCGAACCGGACCGGCCAATCGAACTCGAAACCGGCGGTCAATGCGGCGCCATTGGCGGGCGGCGTATCAAACGCGATCTCGCCGGTAAGACAGTCAACACTCCAGCCGGTGGCCTGCGGGACACCATTGACGGCGATACTGATAGTGCCTTCGACAGGCTTGGTGACAGCCTTGACCAGTCCGCCATACGCCTTGCCCAGCTGAAAGGTGTCCGTCGCTCCGTCGCCCATACCAATGGACTGGTCCTGCGGGCCTGGCGCCTGCCCCGGCATGGCGCTCGAATGATCTGCCGGATCGCGGAACCGGAAGCCGCGGAGCCGGCCCATGCGCGCTTCGAAGAAGGCCGTGAGCACGGCAAGGTCGCTCGTTGAACACACCGCGCTGGCAATATCCCAACGCCGCCTCGAACCGGCCCATCTCGCATTGCGCACTTCCGTGCCGCTGGCGAGTGTGACGACATCCGTTCGCCACGCCGCCCCCCCACTCGCACCGGGGCCGACCGGCAGGGGAAACCGCACATCATCAAATGCCGAACCGCTCACAGGAACCGCCCTCCCCGCGCGACCGCCTGCGCGATCGTTTTCGACAGCTCACTTCCCGATCCGGAGATCGCATGAGCCTGCGACGCGTCCTGCATCGACAGGTTCACCGTCATCGATCGACCCGCCTGGTTGAGCCCGGCCGACGCGAGCGCCGCTTCGGCCGCAATCCGGGCAAGGTCGGCCAGGACCGAGCGGGCCATGTTCGAGAAATCGAGCTCGCCGCTGCGGGCGGCCCGGGCAAGCGCCTGTTCGATCCGCAGGCTGGCATCGCCAAACGCCGCCTCGAGCGTTTCGGCAGCCGCCTTGCCCGGGCCGTCGGCCAGCGCCTGCAGGGCGTCGCCCGCGCGCTGAAGCTGGTCTTCATACGGTTCCATTGGAAGGGACCTCCTCTTTGTCAGGAAATTGCCGGATCAGCTCATTCAGGTGCTGCCGGACAAGGCCGCTCTCATGGCCGCCTGAAAGCCAGCGCCACTCGCGGACCGAGCAGGCCCAGAAATCCTGGGGCGAAAGCCCCATCGCGACAGCCTGGCGGAACATGTCAGCCCAGGGCAGCATGGAAGGCCTCCGCAATCGCCGTCGCCGCAGCCAGCGGGCTGAGGGCAGCGCCGGTCAGATTTGCGGCGGCCTCAGCTTCACCACCTGCTCGCAACAGGATGGCGAGCACGGTTGAAAGCTCGCTCGCAGAGAGCCTTCGAAGTCGGGTCTGAAGTTCAGAGAGGGTCCGGCAGCCAAATGCCGTTTCCAGTTCCGCCAGAGCGCCCAGCGTCAGACAAAGGCGGTGCTGCCTACCATCGATCTCGATCGCTGCTTCGCCGCGTGCCCCGTTCATGAGGCTGCTCCGAAGACAGGTTCGCCGGCACTTTGCAGGTCAACCGAGAAGGTCGCTTCGCCGTCATGGGTCCCGCCCCAGTTCATCTGGGCGATCTGGAACGGACCGGTGAAGCTGCCGAGCCCGGGGACGATGAGCTGCCAGCGTGCAATCGTGCCCGCAAAGAAGACGCTGCGCATGCGTTCATCGCTGGCCGTATCCTTGAACAGGCCCTGCCCGCGCACCCGCATGCTCTTCAACCCAGCGCCCGCCAGCAATTCCCTCCATCCGAACGGGCTGTCCGCACTGGTGGCATCGACAGGCTGCTGGTTGAGATCGAACTGGCTGGACCGGATACCGGCGAGCGTGACGAACGTCTCCGGATCACCGCCATCGGAAATCTTGATCAGGACATCGCGTCCTCTCTGGCCTGCCATCAGGCTGCCTCCTCTGTGATGATGCGGACCCTGAGGAGCCCGCGAAAACTGCGAAGGTCCGGCGCGCGCAGGACGTCGGAATAGACCGGTTGGATGAGGACAACCCGCTGGCCAGACAGCGTCAGCGACATGCGCTCGCAAGCTGCGCGCAAGGCGCCTAAGGCCTCCTTGGCTGCCGCCCGCCCGCCATCTCGCGAATGAATGGCGAAGCTCAGCGTATGGGCATGGCCCGAGGCGCCGGCCGAACCGCGCCCCTCGACCTCATGGCGCTCGAGTTCGGCATAGGGAAAGGCCGGCTCCGGCGTTTCATCATCGAAGATCCGGGCCGGATTGCCGAAGATTGCCTGAACGTCGGTATCGGCGCGAAGGGCGATCAGAACCGCGCGCTCCAGGGCGGCCTCGGCCGACCAGATCATGCCGTCAGCGCTCATATCAGCACCTCCCGGCGCGCGGCGATGATCGCCTTCGCCTCTTGCGGCAGGCCCACCTCGCCATTGCGGCGATAGGCATCCAGCAGGATCAGCTTGAGCGCATGGACGAGGTCATCGGGTATCTCTGATGCCGCGCCGAAGCCGGCCGTGAAATCGATCTCGACCCGCGAACCTGACGACAGTGTGGGGAGCGCGGCTCCGGGTCTCAGGCAAAGACGTCCGGCGGCCAGCTGGAACCGGTCGGAGCGGTCGGTGGCGGCCTCACCTGCATCAACGGTTCGAACACCAGTCAGCGAGACCACCGGGCCGGGGCGCAGGGCAATCCCGCGCCGCATCACCGACGTCGGCCATGCGTAACAGGTCCGCCGCAGCGTCCGTGTTACCAGTGCAAGGCCGGCGGCTTCTTCCAGCCGCGCCCGGGCGCCGGCAGCAAGATCAGCGACCAGCGTATCCTCGCCGTCATGGCCGATCCTGAGAAAGGCTTTTGCCTCGGCGAGCGGCAAAGCCTCCTCGCCTGGCGGTGTGAGCACCGTCAGTGTCATGGTCGATACCTGATTGTGTTGGAGGGATGGACCGGCGGGCCGTACGCCCGCCGGATAGTGGTCTAGACCAGCGCCTGCAGCTTCTCGATCACGGCGCCGCCGAGCGGCAGGCCGATCGACCGCAGAAGCTCGTCATCAATCTGTGTCCCGGTCGAGCTGACGAGCGTGGCGATGGCTTCGGCGATCCGCGTGGTGAACTCGTCCTGCTGCGGCTTGGTCAGCAGAGCGGCCTGGCGCAGCAGCGATACGGCGATGGATTCAAACATGGCATTGTTCCTTATGGTTTCGTTTTGAACGGAAAAGCCGGGCGAGCGCATCGCCCGCCCCGGCCAGGATCAGGCTCAGAACACCATCACCTTGATGGCATCGAAGTTCTGGACGCCGCCGCCCACGCGCTTCGTCGTGTAGAAAAGGACGTAGGGCTTGGCCGAATATGGATCGCGAAGCACGCGGGCGCCCTGCCGGTCGGCGATGAGATAGCCGCGGCGGAAGTCACCGAAGGCGATGGCAGCATTGCCCGTTCCGATATCCGGCATGTCTTCCAGCTCCGTGACCGGATAGCCGAAGATGGTCTGCGCCTCGCCATTCATGCCAGGCCGCCAAAGATAGCGCCCGTCCGCGTCCTTCAGCTTGCGGACGGCCGCCACCGTGCGCCGGTTCATCGCGAAGCGGCCATTCGACCGGAACTGCGACTTCGGCGTCTGGATCAGGTCGATGATCTGGTCACCGGCATCGGCGGCGGTGAAGTCCCCCGCGACCGAGCCGATCTGGCCCCAGGCATGCGAGGCCTCGGCGACAATGGTGTAATCGAGAAAGCCCTTCGGCTTGCCGTCGCCATCGCCGTTCACAAAGGCCGCGCTCTCCTGGATGGAGAAGGCCGCCTCGACCTCGTCGGCCAGCCATTCATCGACGTCTGCGTAGGAATCCTCAAGCAGGGTCTGTGTCGCCGCCGGCATGGAGTATAGTTCGCCGGCCGGGAATTCGAGCAGGCTCAAGCCGGCCGTCGTGGACTGCGTGCGTGCGTCTTCCTCGCCCGCCCATGCCGCACCGACGCCAAGGCTGACAGGCTTGCGATAGACGCCCGCTGAGGTCTGGCGCACGCTCGCAATCTGGCGCATCGGCGAAGCCTGCATCAGCCGCGCCTCAATCAGCCGGTCGAGTTCCGGCGGGGCCGTGTAGCCGCCCTGGTCATCGGTCCCGGCCGTGAGGGCCTTCACATCAAGCCGCGACAGGCCGCTCTCGTCGCCGGTTCGCAGGTAGCGAGACCAGGCCTGCGAACGCTCTCCCTCAGCCTCGCTAGCCGGAGCGCCGTCCACCGGACGGGCGGCCTTCAGGCTCAGCTGGTCGAGGCGGCGGTCGATCTTCTTCAGCTTCTCATCAAGAAGCGTATCGGCCGCCCCCTTCGATTCAATCTCCGAAAGCCGGGCATCATTGACCTGTTTATAGGCCTCGAATGCGGCCATCATGTCGGCGGCCAGCGACTTCACGTCCGTCCCGGCCATCTTGGTTTCCTTGGTCATTTTTCTCCTTTCTCAGGCCGCCCGCGCGGCCAATATTTCCAATTCAGTTTGAACTGATCTACTCTTCGCGAATGAAGCGCTTCATCGTCCCAATGCTGATATTCAGCTTCATCGTTTCGGCGATTTCATTCGCCAAAGGTGGTTATCTCTCGGCGTCGATTGGTGGCGCCTTGACGCTCATCTTGGCGATCGCCTGGGTTGTACTCGGCTCTTACGGAGAGGCTCTGCCGAAGGGCGAAAATCGCCCCAATTCAGATCCGACAAATTTCGGAGGTGGCTTCTAATTCTCCGCATTCACGCCGCCCGCGCGGCCGCTCCAAACTGTTTGAATCTGGCAAGCGGCTGCATTGGCTCGGCGACCAGCGAGACCTCGACGAGGTCCACCTCCTTCAGGTCACGGCCGCCCCCTACCCGCGGCGTCCAGAGCCGGGCCCGAAAGCCAATGGACAGGCCGTCGAGACCAGCCCTGGCCAGAGTCTGCGCACCTGGCCGCTCGATCAGACCTCGGACGAAAAGCCCGCGTCCATCCTCGATGACCCGTGTCCAACGGCCCGCGATGGCCCCCTGCCGGTGCTGCAACAGCATCGGCACAGGACCGGACTTCAGGCTGCGCGCAAAGGCGCCGGCCCGGACCACGTCGCCCGACAGGTCCACGGCCCCGAACACGGCCGCATAGCCTTCGATAAGCACCGGCGCGCTAATCATCGGCGCGCTCCAGCCGTGTCTCTATCCGGTCGAGCTGGTCTTTCACCGCGCCGAGTTCTGTCTCCACGCGGGCCAGGCGCTCGGCGACCGGCCGGGACAGCTCAACGCGATGCTCAAGCGTGGATATCCGCTCCGCCGCCGCCCCGGCCCAGACCAGCGCGCCGCCCGTCTGGATCGCGATGGCCAGCAGGAAGCCAGCCGTCAGCTTCTTCTCGATCATTCATCCACCCCCGCCAGCTTGCGTTTCTCGGCATCGGTCAGGAAACTCGCAGCTTCCAAGCGGGACCAGAGCGCCTCGCGTTCAGCCGCGAAGGCTGGAACCTCATCGAGGTCTGGCGTGATCACGACGTCCTCGAACCGGGCCGACAGCCAGATGGAGAGCGCACTCGCCACCTTCTGCACCAGCGGCAGGACCGTCAGGCGCCAGAAGGCGATGTTGGCTTCGCGGTAGGTCGCGTAGGTGTTGTCGCCGGGGATACCGAGCAGCATCGGCGGCACACCGAAGGCCAGCGCAATCTCGCGGGCGGCTGCGTGGCGCGTCCCGGCAAAATCCATGTCGGCCGGCGTCAGCGACATCGGCTTCCAGTCCAGCCCGCCATCGAGCAGGAGCGGACGGCCCGCATTCGCGCTACCGGTATGGGTCGCTTCCAGTTCAGCTTTCAGACGGTCGAACTGATCCGGGGTCAGGGACCCGCCATCACGGCCATAGACCAGCGCGCCAGACGGGCGAGCCGCATTGTCGATGAGGGCCTTGGCCCAGGCAGCGGCGCCATTGTGCAGGTCGAGCGCCTTGCGCGCGGCGGCCAGCGGCGAGAGGCCGTAAATGCCATCGGACGGATGGTAGAGCTTCAGGTGAAGCACCGGGCTCCAGCCATCAGCTTCATGCTGGATGATACGTTGCCCGCGGCGCTGGCGGACCGCCCAGCCTGTCAGGGCGCCCTGCGCGCTCGTTTCGGCGCGGACCGTATCGGCACGAAGCGGAAAGATGCCTTTCGGTTGGGCATCACCCGCCAGCGTAACAGCCTCGGCCCAGGCATTGCCGGTGATCTGCAGGTCTCCATAGAGGCGCTCCAGAAACACATGTCCGGCTTCGTCGGGCGAAGGATGGGCGAGCAGCTGCGCGGCGTCATCATCATTGCAGGCTAGCGGAATGGAGGCAGCCGCCTCGGCAATCATTCGCACGCAGCGATAGGCGACGGCGTTTCCGATATAGCCGTCGCGCATCAGCGCCCCCGCATCCATGCGGCCCCACTGCCCCGTCGGCAGGTTTGCAAGGGCGACAAGCGATGAGGATGAGCGGGTTTCCGCGCTTTGCCATGGCCACTTCATGCACGATGTCTCCGGCTTCAGGGCAGACAGCGATGCCGTCCTTCCCGGTGTGTCTCGATGATGGTGAGACTAGACGGGCCGCCTCTGCGGTCTGACGCTTTCCGGAACCTGCCCGTCATTGCGGGATATCTGGCGGGAGGATTGTTCATCGCTCCTCCATCGGGAGGCTCACAGGCGTTGAATGCTCGGCTCGCCCTGGTCATCGAGTAGCAGCGCGGTGACGGCCCAGACCAGCGCATCGACCCTGTCGGGCGAACCTTTCATCGCGGCAGTGCCGAAGGCCATCATCTCTTCTTCGAGTTCGGGAAAGCCACCGATGTGGAAAACCCGGCCCTGCTCGTAGAGCGCCCCGACGGGCATGGCGCGAGCATGCTTCGACAGCCGGGCATGGCGCAGTGTCACAGGATGGTGGCAGCCCGCATTGTAGAGGATGCTGCGGATCATCTCCCCGCCCTGATTGGCTTCGGCGATGATACGGCTGGCGCCCGTCCGGCTGGCGGCGGAAACCACACGGGAGGCCCACTCATGCGGCGGCAGGCTCCGGACTGTCGCATCTCCAAGGACGAAAGCGGTATCCGGCGCACCCGGCATACGCCTGAGGCCAACCGCAACAATACCGCAGGCATCGGCCTGGAGGCCGGTCCCTGCTGGCGGATCGACGGCAATGATGACGTCGGACAACGGGCCCGGGACCGTTCCCAGCGTCACCCGGTCGATAAGGGCACGCGTCCAGAGCACGCTTTCCGGCGCATCCAGCAATTCGCCATCCAGCTCCTGGCGTCCAAGCTTGGTGTTGGCATAGGTTCGCTCGACATGGCTCAGGAAAGCTGGCGACAGGTGCTGGGCATTGGCGCGCGTCGACGACCGCGTGATAGCCACAGACGGATCCTTCACCAGCTGGCGGATGAGCTGCACGGGTTTTGGTGTCGTCGTGACCATGGCGCGTGGATTGGTGCCAAGCCGGAGCGTCATCTGCAGCATGTCCCAGACATCGCGTCCATTGCGCCAGGCCGCCGCCTCGTCACACCAGGCGGCATCGAATTGAGGGCCGCGAAGCCCATCCGGATCCTCCGCAGAAAAAGCGTAGGCCGCAGCCCCGTTCGGCCAGATCAGGCGGTGCCGGGAGGCCTGGTAATACGGCGGCAATTCGCCCGGACGCACGATCGCCCGCAGGCCCGACACGCCCTCGATCATCACTTCGCGTACATCGCTGAAGGTCGGCCCGACGAGCGCAATCCGCCGCGCCCCACCGAACAGGGCGAGGCGGCGCACCCATTCTGCACCGGCCCGCGTCTTGCCGGAGCCGCGCCCGCCCATGAACAGCCAGGTCCGCCAGTCTCCCGGCGGATCGCACTGCACGCCGCGCGCGCTGAGCAGGAAAGGCAGCCCAGGGCGGGCGCGCGGCTGAAGATCGGTCATGAACGGGCAATAGCTGGTGGCACCGGAGGGTGGGACGGATTGCCCGCTTCGCACGGCCGGTTATCATGCCTGCAAGACTGGAGGGCGAAGAGCATGTTTCTGTTCCTGCTTTGGTGGTGTGTCGATGATCATCTGGCTGCGGCGCTTGAAGCGCCCGGGCTGGGAACGCTCCCGATCTGGGTGCCGCTGATCCTTTCGCTCGCCTTCAGTTTCACCCTGCAGGGTGCGGTGAAGAAGAAGTAGGCGGAATTCTCCGGAAGGGAGAATCAACAGGCCATTCCCGGCCTGGTTGCTGGCGTGCCCCGGTATATGAGCGCAGTCTGCGCCGATGGTTTTCAAGCGTGCGATTCTTTGAGACAGCGGGCGCGTCCGGCGGCGTCGAAATCCATCTTCGCGCCGGTCTGGCGGCAGGTCTGCCGGCTGGTGCTTGCGGTAGGCGGATGGAAGGTTCGCGGCGACTGGCCGGACGCGCCTAAGGCCGTCATGATCGCCGCGCCCCACACGTCGAACTGGGACGGATTCTGGATGCTCGCGGCGGCAGGCCTCTACCAGATCAAGCTGAAATGGATGGGCAAGAAGTCCCTCACGGACCATGCGCTGGGCGGGCTGGTCAGATGGCTCGGCTGTGTGCCTGTGGACCGGACGTCCGCCAGTGACGTGGTCGAACAGATGGCTGCGGCTTTCGCAGACGCCGACCGGATGATCCTCGCCATCGCCCCGGAAGGCACGCGCGCGCGGGCCGGGGAGTGGAAGAGCGGCTACTACCGAATTGCGATGGCAGCTGGCGTGCCCCTGATCGTCTCGGTTCTGGATTATGGGTCGCGGACAATCCGGATCGACGGCATCATCCAGCCAACCGGCGACTACGAGGCCGACCTTCCACGCATCCAGGCGCACTATGCCGGCGCTGAAGGCAGGCATGCCGGCCGCTTTTCAGTCGGCGAGGCTCCTGGAGAGGAACCGTCAGGTGGAGAGATACCGCCGGAAGACAAAGGCTGA